AGGGCCTCAACTATGTGTGACATACCCTTTGTGAATTCAAATAAGGGTATGTTAAACGCCTTTGCTAACATCGTTTTGGTATTGTCAGCTATACCTTTAAACATCCTATATTGACTAGCTTCAACATATAGTTGATTGTCAAGTGTAGGGTCCAATTTCTCTATCGATACCGTAAACTTATTAAGTAAGGTGGTTGAAAAGACAGATCGTCTGATACTATGAGTCAATTTATTTAAATATGGCTCCAAATTAAATCGAGAAGCTAAATGCAGTGCATAATCTTGAACGCCAGGTAAAGCACGACCCATGTCGTGATTTAGTTTTCCTCCTGGATCAAACTGTCTATAACTAGCGACTCTACTAACACGGTAGTTCAAACTGTCAGTCTCAATAGTATCGTTGATACCCCCTAGAGAGACGTGTGTGTTACGTATAATATCTATGGTTCGCGGAGTCACCTTCCATATTCTACTAAGGAATCTTGTTTGGGCAGCACAAACTCTAGTCATAACTTCAACGTTACCACCACGATCTATAACTTCCGTAAATCTTGTCTGTTGTGATCTCAATACAGCTATTAGGTCATTTGGAATTATAGATTCTGTAGGAGCGTGTACATATGTTGAAATAGACCGAGCTAGATATTGTTTACCGTCACTTTGTTTATGATCTACCCTTAAAAATTCAGCTATTGCACCAAGAAAACACTTATTAGGTTGAAACCGTATATTTAGTTGTCTGGCATTATACATTAACGTGTTGACTTGACTTAAACTATTGACTGCAGCTAACACATCATCACCATTGTGGAGGGTAACTACTAACATATTAGGTAGACACTCATCGATATATATTTTATTCAAGACAGTATTCATGAATGTAGTCAACCGCCACCCTGACAATAAAGTACCGTTACACTGGTAGTCCTTTCCATCAGGTTGTAAAACACGAACATCATCTAATGCTGCTATCTGCCAATTAAGCGCGTCAACTTGTCTAGCATCAAGATTACTCAAAAAAGCATCACGATATGCAGACAACACCATCTGCATATTTAAGGTTGAATGTTGAGAGTTAAAGTCTTCAAAATCAAAACAATACGGGATACCATTCTTTAACAACTCTGTGACATCTTCTTTAACTTGGACACTATTAGCACTTGGTCCAATTGGAAACATCTTGCTGAGAACGGTTTCACAGTCACCCATCGCGTACTGACCAAGTATGAAACTAGTGTTGTCAACACTATATATAGCTCTCTGTTTGCCCCATTCATATTTTGTCATAGCTTTGGCTCTCAATTGAGGTTCTCTTTCAAAGAAATACCCAAAATCACGTTTTGGCATAGCACACATACTGAATATCTTGTTCCTTAGACTACTTTCACGAGCTCTAAATTCTTCATCTTCTTCATGTTGACTATAATAACTTCCTGCCGGTGCCCATTTCCATCTAGTAGACCAAAAGCTCTCCCACTTCTTCGTAGTAGGTTTACTGCCTTTCCGCTTTGTCATACAAAAAATCGAAAAGGCGGATTGATAGACAGTATTGGCTGGTATATTACAAACATTAACATTTTCACGATGTTCACGTTCGTTAGCCCAGTCAATATCGCCCACACCTCTGTTTACTAAAACTTCGAATTCGAAACCTTGAGATAAGTCGATTGAGAGTACGTTTTGTAGAGCTTTTAGTTTAAGAGTGATGTCTCTTTTAACGATACTCAGAAAGGTAGACAGTTCTGTTGTCTCTAGTTCCCATATTTTCGATTGAGATATATAGCCATACAGTTCAGGTCCGAGGTTAAGTATCCACAAGATTAAGCCGCAAACATAAGATTCCGTCATATATTTATCATCACGATAACAATATATATGGTTAACAATAAATCTTACCCTATCCAAGACAAATCCAATGCCAAGTGCAGATATTTCGCGCCAAGTCACATGTCGTAAGTGCCTTGCTGAAACTTTGCTAACAGGTAGACTAGTTGAGCCATTAAGTATACTTGTAAGATACTGAGTAGCACAAGCTGTTGGATTGATCTTATACGGGGCAATCATCCATACATCTTGTAATACGTCACTATCCACCATGATGTTATATGGATATAAATCTGGACCATATTGAATTCTAGATATGCCCCGTAAGTATATCGCTTGTTTACTAGTGAAGACGTGATTATTATTAACATACATAGCAGTTAATCTAAGTTTACTAAAATAAATACAGAACACTCTAACAGCACAATTACCCAAATTAACC